TGGCTTCGCACTCCTCACCCGTCTTACGCGAGCGACGAGCGTATCGTGAATAGTTCCGGCGCACTCATCGGCAATAGTGCGTACAATGGTTACGGTGCGAGCGCGGCTTGCGAAATCTAAAAATCCTTCAATCCCGCGCCCGCAAGGGCGCGAGTAGAGGCATAGCAGCATGAGCGTAGTAAAAGGTAAGAGGAAGGAAAACGACCTTCAAGTAATACGATCTTTAAGAGAGCTTGCTATCCATACGATTGTCTGTTGTTGTAATGAATCCGTTTTTCCAAAATCAAAACGGTGGCTTTATACGCAAAGGATTACAAACGAAGCAGTAGATGCTTTGCTGTGCGCGACAAGGGCGAACAGCGTGAGGGTCCCGGAAGATGATGACGGAACAATTTACAGATATAGACAACTTCAACAGGTACAGGCAAACGCTCACCTTGAGGGCTTAGAAGTTCTTTTAAGCCTTTCTTATGAACTTGTAAAAATTGAAGGTCATAGAGTTGATTACTGGACAGGGTTAATCGTTGACGCAAGGAAGAAATTGCAAGGATGGATTAATTCTGACAGAAAACGCTATACGAAATAATAACATGGGGTACTTGCTGTTACTGCGAGGAACTGGTGGCTTCGCACTCCTAACCCGTCTAACGCGAACAACGAGCGTAACGTGAATAGTTCCGGCGCACTCAACAACAATAATGCGAACAATGGTAACGGTGCGAGCGCGGATTATGTGGCAACTAGCAGATCGAGTAGGAATCCGAAAGCAGTCTAACGCCACACAAGGAGCGAGTATCCCGACTCGATAAGAGCGAAAATTGTGTTTCACACAAGCGTCAAAATGACGGTCTTGTTATATGGGAATACGGAATAACATAGAATCTTTCGATAACCTTTATAAAGGCCTTAAAGATTCGTGCAGAAATGTAAGATGGAAAAGCAGTGTTGTTAGCTATGAATTGCACGGCCTGCGGAATACTTACAATCTAAGGCGCGACTTGGTAAATGGAAAATATAAAATTCAACCCTATCAGCATTTTACAATCCATGAGCCAAAACGCAGAGAAATCACAGCGACAAGAATTAGAGATAGGCAGTTTCAACACTCTATGGTCGATAATTACGCTTATGGTCAATTAACAAAATCGTTTATCCATGATAACTGCGCTTGCCTGAGAGGGCACGGAGTCGATTACTGTTTGCGCCGAATGACGCGCCATTTGCGAAGGTATTATTTGGAATGTGGGAATGATGGATATGCGCTCAAATGTGATATACACCATTTCTTCCAGTCAATACCGCATAGCGCAGCGAAAGCAGCGATAAGAAAACGGATAAGCGACGATTTTACAGTTGAGCGCATATGCGAAATTATAGACAGTTTTGACGGAGACAACGGGATTGGCCTAGGAAGTCAAGTGAGCCAATTGGTCGCTTTGGCTGTATTGGACGACCTTGACCACTTTATTAAAGAAAAGCTGCACATAAAGTATTACATCCGATATATGGATGATTTTGTGCTGATTCATAACGATAAAGATTATCTAAAATATTGCCGCTCTGAAATCGAAAAACAGCTTAACAGCATCGGGTTAGAATTGAACCGCAAAACTGGCATTTTAAAACTCAGTCAAGGGGTAAAGCTACTACAGTGGCGGTTTGTCCTGTGCAATAGCGGACGGATTCTCAAGCGAATGGATAAAAAGAAAATATCTAAACAGCGCAGGAGAATCAAAAAGTTATATGCAAAGGAAATAAAAGGCGAAGTACCACAAGGAACTTGCAACCAGTCTATGCAGTCTTATATGGCGAATGCTAGGCGAGGCGATTCTTTCTATGTTCGCAAGAAAGTCGCTGCATATTACTACGAAATGTCGGGGGCAAAATACCATGACTATGTTAAGCGTAGAAATGAGGCTTGCGCGGCTCGAGGCGATAGTCCTGAGCAACGGAACAAAACTGAGTGACAGCACAGAAAAGGTTGATTATATAGCCGCGTGCGATCATCCGGAAGTTTTTGAAGAATGGGCGGACGGTGAAAATTACGTAACCGGAGACAAAAGGCGGCACGGCGGCACGGTCTACGTCTGTTTACAGCCGCATACATCTCAGCCAGATTGGACACCGAGCGCGGCGGCCAGCTTGTGGGCTAAAGTCATCAATGCGTCGGAAGATCCTGCGGTTATCCCTGCATGGGAACAGCCAAACAGCACAAATCCGTACGGCAAGGGAGACAAAGTGACACATAAAGGCAAAACGTGGGAGTCGAGCATTGACAATAACGTGTGGGAGCCTAGTGTGTATGGATGGGTAGAGGTATGACAGACGAGCAGATCGCGAAACTCACGCTACCCGAATTGATCGAATTGATTAAACGGTTAATCGAAGAAGTGGAGATTCGTGCGATGCAGAACGTGCGTTAAAGCAAACTTTAAAGTACAAACTTAGTCAATACTTAGTTAAGGTTAGTCAATAACTTAGCCAACGATTCTAACACGTTGGACGTGTTAAATATTAAGGAGGTAACCATTAATGAGCGGACCTAGACAGCCGATCGAGCTGGTCGTGGCCAAAGGTGCCAAGCATCTGACCAAGGCTGAGATCGAGAGCCGGCGGAAAAGTGAGATCGCTCCACTGGACGGGGATCTGACGCCACCCGCATATCTGAGCCAAAAGCAAAAGCAGGAATTTGAAAAAATTGCTGATCAGCTCAAGAGGCTCAAGATCATGGGGGAGACGGATGTCGACGCCCTGGCCCGCTATGTCGTGGCCAACAGCCTGTATATTGAGACCGTAAAAAAATTACGGCGAAAAGAGGTCAAAGATAATCCGTTTATCTTTGAAAAATGGCTCAAGATGCAGGACAAGGTTTTCAGACAGGCACGAGTCGCCGCGAGCGACCTGGGGCTGACGATCTCGTCCCGGTGCAGGTTGATAGTCCCAGAGGTCAACAAGCCGCCGGTATAGACTAATAAGTTTTCAAAATTACAAAAAAGAACAGCCGCGAGTGAGTAATAGCAGCGCTCCACTCTGGGATCGCGTCACGCGTCACGCCCGCGCCGTCGTCTCTGGCCAGAGGAAAGCCGGAGAACTTCACAAGCTGGCTTGTAAACGGCATTTGCAGGACCTTGACCGGCAAAATTCAGCGGATTTTCCGTATATATGGCGACCAGAGGCCGCGGACGAGGTCCTGCAATATGCCGAAACGCTCTCGGTCGCCGAGGGGGAGGAGCCCTGGCCGGTCAAGCTCCTGGAAGAGCAGGCTTTTGATATTGGCTGTACGTTTGGGTGGTACCGAACGGCCAACAATAAACGCCGCTTCCGCCGGCGCTATAAGTCGATGGGCCGACAGAACGGTAAGACCTTTGAAAACGGCATTATGGGCACATATATAGCCGGCTTTGGAGGTTACAATTACGGCAAACTGTTCACGGTAGCGACAAAGAAGCGCCAGGCGCGGCTCGCTTGGGAAGATATGCAAAAGTTTATAACGATCGATCCGGACCTCAACGAGTATTTTGTCGTCAAAGATTACAAGTCACTGATCGAAGCGTTAGAAACACACTGTACAATAGAGGCCCTGTCCAAAGAAGCGGGTCTGGATGATGGATTTAGATCTATTTATTCCTCGATCGACGAGATCCATCAGCACAAAGACAATAAGATCTACAAAGCCCTCTACAACGGCACGAGGGCACTTCCGGAGACACTGGTCTCCATGATCACAACGAGAGGTGACCGTCTTAACTCTTTCTGCAAAGAGATGGACGATTACGCTGTAAAGATCCTCAAAGGTCTCGCGACCGCTGAGGATTTTTTTGTTGACATCTATTGTCTGGATCCGGATGACGACATCTGGGACCCGGACAACTGGATTAAGGCAAATCCTTTCATCTGCGCGCCCGGTAACGAAGCGCTGTTTGAGGTCCTCAAGCAGGACGCCCAAACGGCCCGGGACATGGGCGGCGCTGATCTGAGGGACTTCCTGACCAAAGCCCTTAATATGTGGGTCGAGAATACGGATGACGCATTTATCAACACTGAAAAGTGGAAAAAATGCGGATCCGACCGCACCCTGGAAGATTTCCGGGGGAGGACCTGCTGGGTTGGGCTTGACCTTTCGTCCGGGGGAGATCTTACGACACTGGCCCTCGAATTCGAGGAGCCGGACGACCGTTTTTATATCTGGTCACACAGCTTTATGCCGCGAGGACGTCTCGAGGAGCATATTGAGACGGACCTGGCTCCGTACGACCTATGGGTCGAAATGGAGCTGATCACCGTTACCGGCGGGGGGACCGGCCATAA